GTAGGTCTCAGGCAGGCCATAATCGAGAGGATGATCTAGATCGCTCGATACTTGGGAAGACGGCGCTATCCCGGACCAGCGGTCGAATACGATCAATCCCCGGAAAGAATCAAGTGGAACATCATCCAACTCCAGCGGCTTATCGAGCGGCCCCGAGTTCTTGATAATCATTACTGCGCCAGCGCCGCCAAACAGTCGTGCCCATTTCAAAGCAGTGAGTATCTGGTTCTGAGTTCCAGTGCGCACGAATGTCTGCTCTAAACGCTTCACCTTCGCTGGAGCAAGATCGGTAGGAAAGCTGATCCACTTGTTGACCATTGCATCCGCGATGCCGTCGATCATCTTGGAGACAAGCCAATTATCACGGTACAAAGAAATGAGCTTATACCAGTCATAGGACATCCGCGAGAGCGGATAGTTTGTCGATTCGAGAAGATTGTTGGTTCCAAAGCCAAGACGAGCGAGCGAATTGTTGAATGCATCGAGTCCAGTAGTTCCGGGAGTAGGCATCGAAGCTATTGCCTGCCAAGTGCGAAACTGATCGGCGGTGATACGTGGTTTAGTTAAAGCAGCAGTGCTCATCTTCAGTTATGCACGTAATAAAGGCCGCGACAGAATCCCGAACGAACATCTTTCTGTTTTATCAAGTGCTCCAATGTAGTGCGGTCTACACCGGAGCAAGCAACTACCATCGGCTTGTTGAGCCAGCCTGCAAACTTTGAGCGGCGCACGAGAAACGACGGCTTGTATCCGGGAATGCCAGACTCGGCGCAATCTACAGGAAAATATCCTTCCGCTCCGCAACCGTCCGGCCCGGCAATCAAGCGCTCGCACAGTACAAGGTCGAGATTGCCTCTGTAGGCAGCAACCAGCATTCGCTGTGCCCACTCGGGCGGATAGTAGGCGTCGTCCGTAGGAAAGCACAGCCAACGACCAGAAGAGTGCTTGATGCCGTACTCCGAGGACCAGTAAGGATCGGATACCCTGATCTTGCCGGCAGTGTGCAGGTAGCGGAACCGCTTGTCCCGCATCGAAGTGACGATGCTACGACAACGCCGAGCCAGATTCTCTTTCGTAGAGTTGTCAGTCACGATGACTTCAAAGTCTCCGTGCGTCTGCGCTTTGAGCGAATAGAGGCAAGTCGGTAACTGTTCCATCCACGAATAAGCACTCACAATATAGCTGATGTCAGGCATTCAAACCACTAGCCTCTCTTCGGGTACGGCATAGCAGATCAGCTCAAATGGTGCCGGGGCGTAGCGGCGCAAGAACAACTTGTAGCTCGGCTCGATCTCGTGAATAAGTTTGGGCACCTGCCAGAAGTGGTCCGGCGTATGGTAGCCGCAGATGGCCAGTACCGGCTTGTGGCGCTGGATCGTATCTTGTGCACCGTCGATCGCCTTCAGTTCCTCGCCTTCGATGTCCATCTTGATGAAGCTCGCATCTGACAGCAGATCATCCAACCTATAACACTGTACTCTGCACTGGACTGCTCCAGGCAATCCTTCCGTACCGATTCGGGAGCAATAATTGCCGGTGGAGAGGAAAGGAACTTCGCCAGTCCAATCGCCGACCGCTGCGTTGATCGTGGATACATTCTTTGGATGTTTTAATCTCAGCTTCTCGAAATTAACGAGGTCCGGCTCTACGGCCAGCACGTCATCATACTGCGCCCAGCGTTCTAAGAACTGTGCTACTGAATCCCCGTCGGCTGCGCCGCAATCCACGAAGCACTCGTTGTTTAGACGCGAGATGAAGTCGGGAAAGTAGATATCCTTCATCGACTCATGCGGAGATGGTACTTCGTAATCGGGCGCGGAGTAGAAGTCGAACTGATCCTGAGCAACTCGTCTGCTTATATCGTCCGCCACTAACTCCATGACTTCCGCAAACCCATTACGATCCACGTGATACTCGCCGTTCAAGCATGTCCACAATGGCAGCGTGCGCACGGGCATCCGCTGGAGCAATTCAGGAACTTCTTGCGATGCCGGAAGCGACAGCACAGTAGGCACCCAGCAAGCATCTGGGAACCTGTACTCTGCCATTCCGGGACGCATGACAGGGATACCTTCAATCTCGGTCCCTTGCTTTGACTTATCGCAGTCCGCGAAGGCCACGGGCGTTATCCCGCGCGCTTGAAGATGAGCGAGTGCCTTGCGTCCCAATCCTCCGGCTCCGAACAATACGATCTGCGTCAGCATAAGTTTGCTACCTGACGAAACGCTGGAGGTAATTGTTCAACTGCTACTATCGGCCAGCGTTGCTGATCTCCGGGAGTACGCCGGGCGTTGCGGTCATGCATTGTGGCGACAAAGTGCGGTCCACCATCCATTGCCATGAGCACATTCTTTTCCCGCGCCCGGCGAACGAAAGGCTCATCTTCGCAAAATGATCGCGTCTCGTCCCACGGATTCCCCAAGGCCCATTCGCGCCAATAGATCATCGTTGCCGACCAGACGATGCCCTGATATTTACTGGCCTGCTTGCGCACGAAGTCATACCAGTAGGCGCGGTCATAGCCATTGACGCGAGCAGCAGGACGCTTCAGCAGAGCGTCAAGTTGATGATAGATGCGGTGAGGGCCACTCCAATCATCAGCGTCAAAGTGCGCGATTACTAAACCGTGCGCCGCCCGGATGCCAACATTCCGTTTTTCGCTCAGGTTTTTTGCGGGGTGCCAGATGTATTGACAATTTGGGATGCTCTCAACTAAATCTTTGATCGGCTCCAGCCCATCGTCTACTACAACAAGTTCTAATGGCTCGTGATCCTGCGAACGGAATGACTCAAGAGCCATTGGAACCATGTGCCGTAACCTGTTATGACACAGCAGGACGCTGACGAGAAAGCCGCTCATTGACTAGAACTTTCGCAGACATGATCCGAATATTCCCCTGTACGCAAGGAAACCGTTCGTTCATCCGGCACAACGTCTAATTCCTTGCGACAGTCGGCGCACTTTATACGCACGCAACCATCTGTCTCACGGCTCATGACGAGTTCGTGGATTTTGCAAATCGTCATGCCGCAATCCCTATGGCCTCCGTGTGGGCAGGCAGATGGTTTAACATTCGGAACCGGGCGAGTGTTGTCATGCGAACGGCACCATCGTAATAGACCTTGTGCGGCCACTCGACCTGAGTCAGCCGGAGCAATGGCTCCCCGTAACACCTGTCGTTTGGAGCCTGGCCTACATTGTAGTGGCCAAGCGTGCTGCGGATTCCGATCAGAGCCTCTGGCGATGGTGGATCGGCGAAGCGAATCAACACACCCTCCATCTTGCGATGCGATGGCCGAACGCGTTCATCCTTACTCGTGCGCCAAATATACCAAGGCAGATTCAGTTCCTCGCTTCTTGCCTCGGTCAATGCCGATTGCGCCTTGCTCGTCTCCGTGCGAGCTATCCTTCGCGCTTGCCAGCGGGCAATGTGCTGGAATACCGAGTTCTCCTCCGAGGCACTGTATCGCTTGCCCTCCTGTGCGGCTCGCGCGATCTCCTGCGACGCCTGCAATGCCCCTTCGCTAGGCAGCGTGCGAATGAGTTTCGCATTCTGCTCGATCAGTTCCCGCACGCGATAGCCTACTGGGCCTTGCAATTCGCGCTGTAGGGCTTCGTACACCATGCGGCCCTGCATAGATTCGCGGGCAGCCTGACGCCAGGTGCGGGCAGTCTGAACTACGCGACCGAGGATCATGCGCTCAGCAATCTGCCTGCTCCACAGTTCTAGGAACGTCTCGCGGTCGATCAGGGGGATCGTCTGCGTTCGCTCCAGCACGCGCATGATCGCTGAGTAGTAATCCTGCTCGGCTCTGCGCGAATAGTCCCAGTCCGACGGCTTCAAGACATGCTCTCCACTTCCGGCAGGCTGAATACCTGCACCTCAGCCCGAAACAGCTTTAGATGATTGATACACGCGGGATTGTCGCAGTAGTAGTTCGCTCCCAAGAACTCTACGGTCATCCACCCGCATCGGCAAACAATCGCCGCTAGGTGAGCCTGTATCCCTTCGACTACGAGTTCATTGGGTGAGAGCATGGCTCTTTCGGCTCAGGCACAGCGATGCCCAAGCCTTCTCCAGCGCTTCTTGGAACAGTGTCCCAAATAAACTCTCATCTGCCGTGCTGAACATGGGCAAGCAATCGTCACAGTAGCGGAATCCACTCTCTACGAACATGTACTTGCCGCACCGCTCGCAGTATTTGCCTTCCAGCAAGATCGCGCCTTCGGGTACGCAGTGATCGGCCAGCATGAAGCCGTCGCAACTCACGGCAGTACCCAGAACACGAAGTACACCGTCCCCAGCATGATCCCGAGTATGGCTAGGAAAGCGTAGAACTCGCGGTTCGTAAGCTCGCCCATCACGCCGCCTTCTCCGATGCCCTGCCCGC